ACAACACTTCCTGCTATTCTATTTCTTCTGGTTATAATATATACAGACTTTCCTTCTTTAATTAATTCAAGAGCTTTATTTGAGCCTTTTTCTGTATTCAATGTATCATCAAAATCAAATGAAACTCTATTTTCATCAGCTTTAAACTCACTAATTGCTACTCCTTGTGCAATCGCTTTTTCTTTTGCATCAGGTCCAATATAGCACTTTCCTTCATTTCCCCACTTAAAACCTGATTGTCCATTTATTTGGCATTCTTTTACTGGCATAATTTCTATTTTTATTGGTCAATTCTTTCTACAAGCATCGTAGTTCCGATGTTTAATTGAGCTGATGATAAGTTTACTTCACTTGCCATCTGTAAAATAACAGTTCCTGCTACAGTGCATCTAACAATTATTTCACCTTCTATTGAATGTGGTGTGTTAATTGCTGATACACCAGTAGTTACCAATTCAGAAGTCATAGTAGAAATTGGAAATCTTAAACCACTGGCAACAGCTGTTGCTGAAATGGCACCTTCCAAATATCCAACAACATTCGCTGTTGCCGTTCCAGCCATTCTAACCTTAATACCAGTGGTTGTTGCAGCAGTTTGATATGTACCTATAAATCTTATTTTATATACACCATTAGCAACTGCATTAAAACTTCCAATATTTGAATATGAAACATTTGATGTATTTGATAAAGCAGAAGTTAATGTAGTTGATAATACGTAACCTCCACGTCTAATTCCACCAATATATGTTGTATTATTCTCTGTAATATTCTTACTTGTTGCATCATTTAGAATCAAAATGTTTTGACCATTAGCTATTGAGCCAAATGAATTAATTACTCCAGCTAAGTTTCCATAAGAACTAGCACCATCAGAGTTAATAACAGTTCCGTATTGGGCATTTACAAAGTTACTGTTACCACCAAGTATTGTTGAATTGGCTCCAGTAGCTCCAGAAATTCTTGAGAATATACTTCCAACAATAGCACTTTCAATTTGAGAAACTATTAAGTTTTCTCTACCGCCTAATATAACAGATTTGTTAGAATAAACTCCAGGTCTAATTCCATAAGTTCCTAGATAACCATCTTGAAAAGAAAAAGATGAGGTTCCAGAAACAGCATTATTTGTTGTTGAAGCGTTGTCTGGATAACCACCAACAAACGAACCAAGCCCATAGGCTATATTTCCCTGACCAAAAGCTATTGACTCAGCTCCTGAAGCTGTATTAGATTCTCCAATAGCAATAGAATTTGTTGCTGCAGATACGTTTGTACCAATCGCAATTGCGTTTGCACCAACTGTTGAACCAGATGATTTGATAGAACCAGATGGATAAAGCAATATCTGGTCCGTAATACCTGTTCCATTTTTTATTTCAAAAGCACTCATATTTAATTTTTAATTTTATTATATAACACCCATAGCCATTCTGTGAATAATCAAAGAACATCCCCAATCAATTGTATTTCCAGCCTGACCAGTAATCCTAACCCTTACAGTTGTTCCAGAAATATCTAATTTAACATCTGCTGTTGAAAAATCAGAGTTGACTATTTTGTTTAACTCCCCAATCTGTGTAACAACACCTCCATTATTCTTAAAGCTTCCTATTATCTTGCAAGTTATTCCTGAGTTTGTTGTGTTAAGTCCAGCACACACATTTGCTTCAATCATATAAATATATTCAGATGAAAGTGTTGCTGAAGCAATTGTAGTTTCTGTTGCATTGGTTGTTTGGGTTTGATAGTGTGAAGTTTGATAGATGTCATCAACAGTCAAATCTTCATTCATCGTTACATTTGAATTGAATGTTGTTGCACCAGCAACTGTTCCACCTGTAAATGTTGAGCCAAGTGGAGAAAATATTGAATATAAGTTTGTACCTCCAGAAAGAATTGTACCACCTGAAAGTGTTCCTGCAGACAAAGAAGTAGCTGTTATTGACCCAGCCTGCACAGTCCCACCTAAAGCTGTACCTGAGAACGTCAAGTTGTTCACAGATGGAGAAGCAACCAGGCTAACAATAGGTAATAAAGATGTACCACCTGTTAAAATATTGCTTCCAGGTTGTACTTGAGTTGTTGTGCCTGCAATAGTTGTTGCTGTTACGACAAAACCATTTGCATCAACTCCTAAATTTGCTACTGATGTACCTGTTAAAATTCCAACATTAAGCTTTGGAACGTAAACAGAGTCAGCAACGTTACCTGAAATGCCCTGACCTCCAATAACAACTGTTCTTGAAGCAGCAACCGAATTGTTAGCACCTCCAATAAGTGCAGAATAATTACTTGATGGGTTGATTACACCAGCTCTACCAGCTATAACTGCAGAATTATCACCTCTATTAATATTTGAATTACCTGCAAGTATACCAGAATAAGTTCCACTTACTTGGCTGTAAAATCCAGCTACAGCTGTAGAATAGTTTCCAGATATTATACTTCCATATCCTCCAATTGCAACTGAATTATTACCTGAAGCTGTAACAGAAGAACCACCAAAAACGAATGAGTAGTTACCAGATGCTGTTGAGTTTCCAGCTCCAATAACAATTGAGTGGTTATTTGATGCAGTATTTCCTTGTCCACCAATTATAGATGAATTACCTCCAGAAGCTGTATTATTAATTCCTCCAATTACAGATGATTTTGAACCAGATGCAGTATTATATGAACCACCTCCTATAAAAGCTTCAGATGCTGAATTTATCGTGTTATAAGTACCACCAATAATAGAAGCATTTGCAGCATTGTTTATATTGTTTACATAACCACCACCAATAAAAGAGGCATTTGCATTAAGTATATTACTATTAGTTGCACCAGCAATTGCAGAATCAACTCCAGAACCTCCAGAAATGCTATTAAATGACCCAGCAAATATACCATCTCTATTAGAGTACACATTATTTGAAATACCACCAATAACAACAGAGTTTGTAGCATTATTTATATTATTAATACTACCACCAATTATAGAAGAATTTGTAGATGTACCAGAAATAATAGAATTTGATGATATAATAATTCCAGCAGTATTAGTTCCAACTATATTAGAATAACCACCAATTATAAATGAATCAGAATTAAAAATAGAATTTGAATTACCTCCAAAAATATTAGACCCTAAAATTCCATCATCTGCTTTTATATAATTTGACATACCACCAATAATAGTTGAATGTACAGAACCAGCTTCAATTTGTCCTAATCTTGTACTTATCATAACTGGTGCATATAATCCAGAACTTGTAGTTATATTTGCATCATCTGATGTAAATACTTCTCCAGAATTTACAATTAATTTAATTCCATTATTTAAGTCAATTTGTGAATCTCCTGTACAAGCAGATATTGAATCGGTGGAAATACCAGTTCCACAGAAATCTCCAGAAGTAGCAGCAGTAAAAGTAGATGCTGATATTCCATTAATTGTATCAACTTGCAAATTATTTGCATATAGACTATTATCTGTTGTAGCTGTTATGTTATTACCAAATACAAAAGCATTTTCTATACCTTCTTGAATTGTATTTCCATCTCCAATTATAACGCTCTTTTGTCCACTTGATGTGTTTGAATCTCCAATTACAAATGATTTTGTACTATTTACAGTATTCTTATCACCAAAAATAACTGAATCTCCAGCAACCAAGTTTCCATTACCACGAACAATACCTCCTCCTACATATTGACCAAATATATTTCCAGTACCCTGAGCAATTACAGGATTTGAATTTATGAAAATATTTGAATTAATAATCTCTTTGTCAATTATATTGCGAATTGGACCAACAGCTATATCACTTGGCAATGCAGGAAGTGAAGGAATCCTAGTTTTAAATCTAGGCAATTCAAGAGCATCATCAGCTGTAATCAATTCAACCTTTGTAAGCTCGTTTTTATTGGCTTTATAGTCAACAACTTGATTGATATTGTAATATGTATTACCAATTTGAATCTTATCATTGAAGTTCAACGTCTTAACATCCATTTCATTTAGGTCGAAATAGGCAGTAAGAATCCAACCCTTATCAATTTGACTGGCTGTACGTCTCCAGTAAATGTTATAAAGGTTATTATTTGTTAAACTTCCAACATCATTATAAAAATAGAAATCATTTGTACCAAAATTAATATCAAATGATGGATTTCTATCGTTATCCCAGTGATGTATCAACGGATAAATTGATGTTGAGCTTGACGATGAACTAGAACCTGTGTAGTTATAAATTATAATTGGAGTTGCAGCAGTCATCTGCTTTGCATTTAACGCCAATTTAACGTTATTCTCTGTACTTTGAGACAAATATGGCAATACATTACCATTAATGTTTTTTCCTACAGCTACAGGGCTTACAATAAGCTCTTTTGTTTCGACATCTTTTATGAAATCTGAATCAAATGTATATTCAACTTGACCGTAAATCTCATTTACATTCTCTTTATATCCTTTTAATACAGGGTCCGTGTCATCTTGTTTATACGTCAAGATTAACTTCTTCTTATATGAATTTGAAACTGGAGTAATTGTTTGCTCTTTTTCTTTAGCAAGCTTCTTTGTCCAGTCTTTAACTGTACCAGCATCATAATATTCATCTCTTGGAGTAAAAATAAGCTGAGTTGGATTATCTGGATTGATTTCAACAATCAAATTGTATCTAGTTAAGAACTGCTTTAAGAAATCAGACTGTTTAACTTTCTTTGGAACTTGAAGATTGACATCAACTTCAGCATTATATGTAAGCTGGTCAATAGTTGTTGTAGCATAAAGTGTAGCAGATTTAATCTTAACTCTAATATCTGGTGTTACAGCTGTAAGTGGAGCTACATTTCTTTTCCACTCACTTCCTGTACCAGAAGAGTTTGCTTCTGTAGCAAGCATTGAAAGAGTAATCAAATCGCCAGGAACAATATTTGTCATCGACAAAGTTCCAGTAGTTGTAGCTGAACCTATAAAATTTTCAGTTGAAGCTGAATATACAGTATTCAATGGCACCTGATAACCTCCAAATTGATTTGGAAAGAATATTGGAGTGCTTATTGAAGAGTTGTAATTTCCATTTTTATGTGCTGCAATTACACCATTATATTTTTTGGCACTAGGAAATGAGCCAGTTCCATTCAATTTAATTGATACTGAATGTGGATTTACAATATAATACTCATATGTAAAGCTCAAATTATATGTAAGAGCCTGTCCATTGCTTAAATAGAAGTTATTAACATATGTAGATGATGATGGAATATATAAATCATTATCATCTTTTACTTCAATTGGAAGTTGAAATAATAGACGTTGTGATGAATTTGAATATGGTACATCATAATTATATGAAGTTGTTGCTGTTAAAGCGGCTTGAACAACGTAATCATCTGAGTTTGCAGCTATTTTACCTCCAGCAAATGGAACAATTGTTTTATCTGCTTGAGCAGTCATAGCAGAATAGCCAGGCCAAGACCAAGTAAATCCTGCTCCACCAATAATCTTATCTAAATATACCTTCTCAAAAATACCCAAACGCAAATCTTGAACCATATATGAGTTTGATTCTGAATATGGAAGGTAATATTTATACTCATCTTCAACAGTATTGTTAAAAGTTGATATAACGTGTGAAGAAGTTAACGTGTGATTAAGATAGCTGAAGTCAATATCAGTTAATTCTCTACCTCCAATAGCTGTAAATAGGTCAGCTTTTGTATCTTTTATCAGTACGGTATATTCAACAAGGTTATTTTGAGCAATTGTATTGCTCAATTTTTTGATAGATACCAATTGAAGCACACCTTCTTCAAGAATTGTTACACCATTTAACAGGACTTGACACTTTTGAACTCTGTTTATATTGAATGTACCAGCTTGAATGTTAACATCCCAGTAGTTATTCAACAATATGTTATTATTTTTTGTTCCGTCAAGCTCAATTGACTTTGAGAATGTACCTTTTTTCTGTGTAATATCCTTTATTTCTTGAGCACTAAGAGTCAAAGGGAATTCTGTTGAACTCTTAACATCAAGGTAACCAATTTGTGGCTCAATTAAAGCTATTTGTACTACTTGCTTCATCTAAATTAAATGTTTGTATTGCTATTGTTAGCGAATTTTACTTTTACTGTTTTACGTATAAGTCTTTTGTTTCTTTGTAATTGAGGCTCATAGCTATCTTCTGTTACAGTTACACGAAGATATTGTCCACCAAAGTATAAAAGTGTAACTGGAGAGGCGTAAATAAGGTCAAAATAAGCAGCCTCATCTTCTGTCATCCAGTTTGTGTTTAGTGTAACCTCTTTTTCTTCAGTAATTGAAAATGCTGTATCACCTCCTTGAGTTAAATCAATTGCTTCATTGTATCCATTATCTCTATTGTATGTATCTCTTTTTACTTTGTATGAAAGATTTGTCTTCAATTGCATATTGAAACTCCCAAAGCTTCCAAGTCTGTCAAGAAATACAAGATGAGTTGGACCAAAATCATAGTCAATTGTACATCTTCTATCAATATTGATTGTATATTCATTTGTGATAGCTGTACCTCCAGATGTAACAAGTTTAAATTTGTACCATTCTGTGTTAGATTTAACAAGTCCAGTTGAGCCAGACACAGTTGATGTAATATATGCGTTGGCTGGACCAACTCCAACCTGTTGAAGGAATCTTGAGTTATCATTTACTTGCCCTCTGAAGATGTCTCCATTACTATTATCAAACTGAATATAGTATGCGTTATTTGAGAAGCTTGAAGCAAAGTTAAACCACATATTTTCATCACTTGTACACGAAAAAGTTGTTGGACAATTCGTCAAGAAACTCTTACTTGAGCCAGATGCTACATTATATGTGTTGAAGTTCCAAGTTTGCTCAACTGGAATTGCTGCATTTATAGCTAAAGTTGTAGCAGATATTTGATGTCTGTCAATTGTTCTACGATTATCAGCGTAAGTTATCTCACCTCCAATTGAAGGTCCTGAGCCAACATCTCCAAAGATTAACTCTGTTACAATTGCATATGGTGAAGGAACAGCAACCACTGTATGAAGTCCAGATATTTGAGGCTTCAAAGCACCACCATCATCCTGAACGATGTTAATTTGGTCACCAACTTCAAATGAATGTGTTGTAGCAGATGCAAACTGTCTAAGTTGAAGGTGTGCATTTGACGAACCTGTAGAAGAATAAAATTCATAGTCATCATAATCCCATCCACCACCATACGCTTCACCAACGTAAAGGTCAAATCCTTCCCAAGAATCATCTGCATTGATATAATCTGCTCCAGCATTATCAAAATCATATGTTACATAGTTTTGGAATATCTCTTCAGCAAGAAGTACACCATAACCATCGCCAATTCTTGGAGCAATAAAGAAATCTGTTATACGTGTAGATGCACTCAATAGAGTTGTGCCACGAGGATATACTGAATATACATAACGAAATCCAGGGAGATTCTTATTTGATGAATCTGCGATAAATTTTATCTGATTATATGCTGGCATTCCAGAGTATGCTGGCCTTTGAATAAATGATACTGACATATTTTTTATTATATACTTATAAATAGTTTGAAAAAAAGTAAATTCAATTTATTTATACTGTTTTTTAATGTTTTTTTTATTTTTTAATTATTAGTGGAATACATAAGTCTTGGTATTTCCTCTATAATATTTAGTTATATATCTAACAGCATACCTAATTGCATCCAGAGCATCGTCAAGAATCTTAATTGGCTCTTCTGTTAGTTGGCCAGCCACTTTCTTCCACGAATAATTCTCATATTCCTTCCAAATGTTGCGTGATGATGTATATACTTTGGTCCTCTGCACATCATTTATTCCACCCTTAACATTCTTATCAGCCTGAATGATGGTAAAATTCTCTCTTCTTAGCTCCTCATTTATCTCTGGCCTAGCAACCTCAGCAATAATTGTATCCTTGAATGTTATTCCAAGCTCTCTCATCTTATTGATGATGTCAGTTGAAGTAAGTCCTGCCTCATAGATTAAATCCTCAACATAGACCTCATCTTCCCAGTACCAAATCTTAACAAGAGATGTTGGGTGAGTAAAACCATAGTCAATTCCATAGACAAATTGAGTGAACCTTTCTGGCTTATGAGATACGAATTCCCAGTTTGAATAGATATTCTCTCTGGTGATTGCTCTCTCTCCAAGGGCAAATATAGTGTATAGCGCCTCATCCTTTTCCTTAAGAGCCTCAATCTCTTTCACGATGACATCTTCAAGGAATGGATTGTCGTGATATGTAGACTTAATGAATATTGAATCATCCTTTGGTAGTTCATAAAGCCAACTTGCCCTATCAGATGGGTTATAAAGGAATACAAGCTTCTTGGTTGTTCTTAGATTCAGCTGAAAGAAGTCATCTTCCCAAAGCTGATTAGCTTCATCAACGAATGCGTAGTCCCTTTTACGTCCACGTATTTTCTGTTCATTATCAACCGAGAAGAATTCAACAATTGAACCATTCTTGAAGGTGTATGTATGCTCAGTTTTATTATGCCTTTTGACTTCGTACTGGCCAAATGACTTGAGCACAGCAAAGAAATCCCTCATAATTGAGGCTCTCAAAGCTGGGAAAGTTTTTCTAATTATAGAAATGATTGTGCCAGGCTCCTCAAGAGCAAGAACGATTATCAGCTGACAGACACTCCAGCTCTTTGAAGAACGTGAGCCACCTTGATTTATGATGTACCTCTTGTCAGAGTGAATGGCCTCATAGTTCCTCTCAAATACTGTCGTTGCCTTTATTTCCATCCTTCTTAACAATCGTTATCTTAATCTCTGTATCATCCTCAACAGTTGAGCCATCTTCAGGCTTATCATATCCAAGCCACTTACCAATCATCTCAATTGCCTTCAAGGCTGATGGTGGAAAATTCTTCTTGTTATCCTGTGCTATTTCCATAAGGTCAGACAAGAGTCCTTCCCTCGTAATCTGCAGTTTTTTAGACGATTCTGCCTGCCTACGATTTATTTCTGCTGCAATTTCAACATTTTTCAACAGTCTTTGTCCCTGACTATAAGCTGTTTTTTTGGAATAGCCAGTTCTAATCGCAGCTTGTGTTGCATTATAATCAACGAGATACTCATCAACAAATTTATTTTGCTTATCAGTCAACATATTATTTTTTTAAGAGCAAGTAGCAGGATTCGAACCTGCGATGTTTATATACCAGTTTTGCAGACTGGTGCCTTCAACCACTCGACCATACTTGCTTTTGTTAAATTACTTTTTCTTTGTGTATTTTTTAACTTGTTCTTTAACAATCTCGATGTCTTCATTAGGCTCATCAAGAGATTCTACTTCTTTTTGGCAAATACAACCTTCATTTGAGCATACATCA